GTTTTTTGATTGGTTGTTTGGGAAAGATTTAGAAGAGCAGTTGGACAGCACACCGCCGCAAGCAGAGAGGCAGTGGCGCAAGCCACGCGGGGCGGTGAAGGTGTGGCGCTATTGCCGCGCTAGTAAGGTTCACGGTAGGGAAATCTACTGCCCTCAGTGCAGTGCGCCTAGCACAGTGTATCACTTCGCTTGGTCCGTGCTTAAGTGTACGAACTGCGAGAACAGCAGTGAGCGGCGGCAGTGGTACACGGTGCGTACCGACAAAGAACTCAAGCGACAGATTGCCCAAGCTGAAGCCAAAGCAGGGGGCAAGAAATGGAAGGAACTCAAGCGGCAGATTACTCAAGCTGAAGCCAAAGCAGGGGGCAAGAAATGAGCGAACAACTAGAATTACCGTTCGACCCGCCGCTAGACCGCGCCATGAAACGTGCAGAGATACTACGCACGGCGGAGGAATACATAACCAAGGATCGAGCGGCCACGCATGGCAATATGGAGGATAACTTCTCTACGATTGCCGTGTATTGGTCAGAGCATCTGGGGATCAAGGTAACCGCTATCGACGTAGCGGCCATGATGGCGTTGCTAAAGGTTGCACGGCTCAAAAGTAGCGAGGGCAATGAGGACAACTGGGTGGATGCCTGTGGGTACCTAGCTTGTGGTGGTGAACTAGCTTGCGAGGGGAGTAACAAGTTGTGACTAGACCCAAGAATATATCCGACGAGGAGTGGCGAGAGCGGGAGAAAAAATACTACGAAAACAGAACCGAGGAACAGAAGGAACGTAAAAACGCTACAACGCGGGAATGGAGGGCAAAATGGAGGGCAAACCTGTCCGAAGAACAGAAGGAGCGTAGACGAGAACAAGATAGAAGGCGACGGGCAAACCTGTCCGAGGAACAAAGAGAGGCGTTGAGGGTACGTGTACGAAAAGAAAATAAGAAATACTACGAAAACAGAACCGAAGAACAGAAGGAGCGTAGACGAGAACAAGCTAGAAGGCGACGGGCGAATCTGACCGAAGAACAGAAGGAACGTAGACGCGAAACGGCACGTGCAGCGCGCAGGGCCGACCCAGACAAATACCAGCCGCGCCTAAGATTTAAAAGGGCAAGGGATAACCTGTATGACTCCTATGTGAGAGGGCTTTTGAAACGTTATGAATGGGGTGTCGAGCCACCACAAGAACTAATCGAATTAAAAAGAGTGCAACTCAAGATAAGAAGATATCTTAACCAAGGAGAACAGAAATGAAGACCATAACAGACCTACGTGACGAACTATGCAACGCCTTTGAGGATTTGAAAGCGGGAAAAATAACCCCCAAGGTAGCCTCAGAGATGAATAACTCTGCGGGTAAAATCATACACACACTGAAGGTGCAGTTGGACTATCACGCAATGACCAAAACTACACCAAAAATCCCGTTCCTTAAATAGTACCGGAGAGTAGGTAATGGACCTCATAACAATCGACTACGAAACTTACTACGACAAAGAGTTCTCGTTGTCGAAGATGACAACAGAGGAATACATACGCGACCCACGGTTCCAAGTAATTGGGGTAGGCGTGAAGGTGAACAACAAAGAAACGGAGTGGGCTAGTGGAACGCACGAAGAAATCAAAAGTTATTTACAAACATTCGATTGGCATGAGGCTATGCTTCTTGCTCATAACACTATGTTTGATGGTGCCATTTCTAGCTGGTGTTTTGATATTCGTCCTCGGGCTTATACCGATACTCTGTGCATGTCCCGTGCTGTTAATGGGGTGGAAGATAGTGGAAGCCTCAAGGCGCTGGCTGTTAAGTACAACGTGGGTGTTAAGGGAACGGAAGTCGTCAACGCCCTCGGAAAGCGCAGAGAAGATTTTACGCAGGATGAACTAGACCGCTACGGCGACTACTGCATTAACGATGTGAACCTGACCTACGAGTTATTCAAACGTATGGGGTCTGGTTTCCCCCGCAAGGAACTCAAGCTGATAGACCTGACACTGCGTATGTTCGTAGAGCCGACGCTGGACTTGGACCTTGGGCTACTCGAAGAACATTTGAGGAATACTAGAGACTCAAAGGATGACTTGTTAAGGGACGCGGGTATCGAACGCGAAGAACTTATGAGCAATCCTAAGTTCGCAGAGGTATTGCGGTCGTTCGGCGTCGAGCCGCCGATGAAGGTAAGCCCGACCACAGGTAAGGAAACCTACGCGTTCGCCAAATCGGACGAAGCGTTCAAGGCGTTGGCTGAGCGTGAGGACAGCCGTGTACAGGCTGCGGTGGCGGCGCGGCTTGGCGTTAAAAGCACTCTGGAGGAGACACGCACACAGAGGTTTATAGATATAGCCAAGCGTGGGTTGCTGCCGGTTCCAGTTAGGTACTACGCCGCGCACACTGGGCGTTGGGGCGGTGACGACAAGATCAACCTGCAAAACCTCCCGTCACGCGGACCAAACGGCAAAGCCCTCAAGCGCAGTATCATCGCTCCCGAAGGGTACTCAATCATCGAAGCGGATTCCGCGCAGATCGAAGCACGGGTGCTGGCGTGGCTAGCAGAGCAGGACGATCTTGTTAGTGCGTTCACTAACAACGAAGACGTTTATGTGAAGATGGCGTCCCGCATCTATGGCGTTGATGAGGCTGACGTAGACAAAGACCAACGGTTCGTCGGTAAGACTACGATCCTTGGGGCTGGCTACGGTATGGGGGCGGTGCGTTTCAAAGAGCAGCTAAAGACGTTCGGTTTTGATATGGAACTGGACGAAGCCCGACGGGTCATTAACATCTACCGAGACGCTAACTGGAAGATAAACCAACTGTGGCGTGACGCGCAGAACACGATAGCGTCGTTGTACAGCGGCGGCAGTACGTCGTTTGGTGTGGGTGGTCTTATCGAAGCAGTCCCCGATGAGTCAGCACTTCGCTTACCTTCTGGTTTGTTGTTACGGTACGGCGATCTACAGGCCCACCAGACCGACATGGGTTTTGAGTACGACTACAAAACCCGCCGTGGCCGGACCCGGATATACGGTGGCAAGGTTATTGAGAACGTATGCCAAGCACTCGCACGGTGCATTATCGGTGAGCAGATGCTAGAGGTAGCCAAGAGATACAAGGTCGTTCTGACTGTGCATGACTCTATCGTTTGTTGCGTCCCTGATGCCGAAGCCGAAGCGGCCAAGGCGTATGTCGAGGAATGTATGCGTGAAGTTCCCGATTGGGCCCACGGTTTGCCCGTCGATTGTGAAGCTGGAGTTGGTAAATCCTATGGAGACTGCGAATGACGAACGAGCGTGATAACAACACACACGATACGATAGACAACATGTGGGCTAGAGGTATGCCTGTTTGGACAGGGGGTAGAGCCATTGATGAAGTGAGTACGCGGGGTGAATTCATAGACTGCACCAATATAGAATGTGATGGGCTTATCAAATTTGATACCGTGCGGATGGAGCCGGGGATGGCGCTAGATCAGAGCGGTGTGTTCATCGACGCACGTTGTTCTAAATGTAGTTTCGCTGGGCAGTTGGGGATACTGAACCAACAAGTCAGAGACGATGAATTTTTGGGGCGTTTGGTGTGGGTTTATAAGGTGGAGACTGCGAATGACTGATGCTATGGCGCTGAAACTGTATTATAAAAGTCGTATGAGTACGTTTGAGGTAGCCAAGGTACTTAACTGCACGGAGGCAGAAGTCTGGAACGCGCTTGCTCGCAACGACAAAGAGAACCCCCGTAAATGACATATAGTGTATCGCCTTGGTCCTTCAGTAAGATCAAAGCCTTTGAGCAGTGCCCTAAGCAATTCTACCATATGAAGATTGCCAAAGACTACACCGAGAAAGAGACCGAGGCGATGCTGTATGGAACTTTGTTCCACGAAGCCGCCGAGAATTTTGTCAAGGACGACACCCCTATACCCGAGAAGTTTAAGTACGCCGAAGCTGCGCTAACCAGCCTGAAGAACAAGCCCGGTAAGAAGCTGTGTGAGTACAAGTTAGGACTCACCGAAGACTTAGAACCCTGCGGCTTCTTCGATGAAAACGTATGGTTTCGTGGTATTGCGGACCTAATCATACTGGACGGTGACACCGCTTGGGTGGTAGATTACAAAACTGGCAAGTCAGCCAAGTACGCTGATAAAGGGCAGCTTGAGTTGATGGCGTTAGCTACGTTCAAGCACTTCCCCGAGATTAAAAAGGTCAAGGCAGGTCTGCTGTTCGTTATCGCAAAGGCTCTTGTCAGAGACAGTTACGAAGATACCGTGGCTCCTATCCTATGGAAGAAGTGGTTGTCCGACTACGCTAGGATGGAGAAGGCTTTGGAGACGAACACTTGGAACCCAAGGCCGAGCGGACTGTGCCGCGCACACTGTGCAGTTATTGATTGCCCTCACAACGGGAGGAACTGATGCCCTACACCAAGAAACCGCGCCCCTACAAAAAAGAGTATCAGCAGCAGAAAGCCCGCGGTGAGCATGGCGACCGCATGGAGCGGCAGCGGGCGCGCCGTGAGATGGATAAGACAGGTAAAGATGCCAACAAGAACGGCAAAGCCGATAAGCGCGAGGGTAAGGACGTCGCGCACAAGAAGCCCCTATCACGCGGCGGCGCTAACAAGGACGGAGTAACCGTCCAGAGCCGCAAACGAAACCGCGCTGCGGGTGGCGCACTGAGTAAGGGCAAGCGAAAGAAATAACACACCAAAGGAGAACTTAAGTGCGGGTTATCAACGATAAAGCAATACTTCTAAACCTGCGAAACCCCGGAAAAGTAACCAACACAATCGCTAAGAGTAAGATCATTAGCGAGAACAAGGTGCTGGTGAACTGGGGTGTAGAAGAAGCGATCACGCTCAAGAGCATCAATGTAGATATACCGTCGCCTATTGTCGGTCGGTACGGGTGGCCGGGGAAGTACGCCCCTTTCGAGCACCAAAAGTCTACGGCTGCGTTCCTGACAAAACACCGTAAAGCGTTCTGCTTTAACGAGCAGGGTACAGGTAAGACCGCTAGCGCTATCTGGGCATCTGACTTCCTGCTTGAGCAGGGGGCGGTTAACCGAGTCCTCATCATATGCCCGTTGTCGATCATGGATTCGGCTTGGCGAGCGGACCTGTTTACATTTGCTATGCACAGAAGTGTTGATGTGGCCTACGGTTCCCCCGACAAACGCCGCAAGATCTTAGCCAACGGTGCTGACTACGTTGTAATAAATTATGACGGTGTGGAGATTGTAGCCGACGACATTGCGGCAGGGGGTTTTGACCTCATTATTGTAGACGAAGCTACGCACTACAAGAACGCGCAGACAAAACGCTGGAAAGTCCTAAACAAGTTGGTTGGCGAGAATACTTGGCTATGGATGATGACGGGTACTCCCGCCGCACAAAGCCCTCTTGATGCGTATGGTCTAGCTAAACTCGTCAATCCCCGTGGGGTGCCACGTTACTTCGGATCGTTCCGCGACCAAGTGATGTACAAGATTACCCGCTTCAAGTGGGGTGTGAAGGACAGCGCCACAGAAACCGTGTTCAACGCGCTACGGCCAGCCATTCGGTTTACGAAGGAGGAGTGCCTAGACCTACCGGACATGGTGTACACCAAACGTAGGGTCGAACTGACTCCACAGCAGCGTAAGTACTACAAACAACTCAAGGATCAGATGGTCATGCAAGCGGCTGGCGAGGAAGTTACCGCCGTTAATGCAGCCGTCAACATGAACAAGTTGCTACAGATATCGGCTGGTGCGGTTTACACCGATCACGGAGACGCTTTGGAGTTCGATATCAAGAACCGGTACAAGGTTCTCATGGAGGCCATACAGGAGGCCAGCGGCAAGGTTCTGGTGTTTGTCCCCTTCCGCCATGCCATAGGTATATTGTCGGAGAAGTTGGCGTCAGACGGCGTTACCAACGAGGTAATCCAAGGCGATGTGCCAGCCACTAAGCGTACTGACATCTTCAAACGCTTCCAAGAACAGGATGACCCAAAGGTTCTGGTTATCCAACCTGCTGCCGCATCGCACGGTGTTACGTTAACAGCCGCCGATACAGTGGTCTGGTGGGCACCTACCAGTTCGTTGGAGACCTACTCCCAAGCCAACGCCCGAGTCCACCGTTCGGGCCAGAAGAACAAATGTACCGTGGTGCAGCTTCATGGCTCGCCCGTAGAGCAACACGTTTATAGGTTGTTGGACGACAGAATTGATGTTCATTCAAAAATCATAGATTTATATAACGAATTGCTTGACTAAGCCTCCATACTCCACTATATTCCACAACCTACAACAAAAAGGAGAACCTTTA